TGTACCGTCTGTTTCAAATGTAAGATTCATCTTTAAATCTTCTAAGTCACTTAATAAAGCAACTGCTGCTCCCGGTATTACCGGTATAAATTTATTAGCTAATGATGTAGCAGTCTTTAATAAGCTTGTAATATCTATAGCTCCTTCGGTTGCGTTGATAGCAGGGGTTAGTATTTCTAAGGAAGCATCTACTAAATTAATATATTTTGCCGTTGTTTCAATATCAGTACCTAGTGCATTTCTAACTGCTAGTACTTGATCTAGAATTGCTTGTGGTGGACAGAGATTTGGTAACTGAGGGTTACCGGATTCTAATCCTGATATGCCTAATTTTGAAGCTTGGTCTAATAAAGAAGATACTGCTTTAGATTTTAAATTTTCAATCTTAGTATTTATTGTTTGATTTATTCTATCTAAAGGATCTGCAGCTACTGCTGTTGCTACTGTTACTCCTAAAGCTAAGGAAGCTTGTAGAGCAAGTTTACGTCTCTCAGCTGCCCTTTTATCAGCTTCTTGCTGTCTCTGTTTTTCTAATTCTTCCGGTGTCATTAGACTGTGTAATTGTATTTTGATTTAAAAACATCGGTGTTGATTGCATTCAACCTATTAATCCACCCTGGTGCTTTTTGATTTAAAGTTGGTATTGGACCTCCTGAATTTGCTGCAGAAACGGAAGCAACTGAGATGTCTTGTATAATTGAGATCAATTCTTTTACTACTGCTTCTAATGCATCCCCTAATACTAACGGCTCTGTAGCTGATTTTGAACCTAAGTAAATATTCTCGGTTTGAAAAACTGCTTGAGTTGTATCAATATTTAATCCTGAGTTTGAATTTAGGTTAATAGTCTTGGTTGAACTTAACATTAAATGGTCTTCTGAAGAATTAAATATTAATCTTCCGGAATTAATTATAATCTGCTTCCCTGTATATTCATCAGGAAGTATTGGTGCATCTTGCTTATAGGAAAAATAATTCGTACTAGCAGCTTGAAATGGTACTTTCTGAGTAGTAGTTAAGTAAATTGAAGATGCATCTGTATTAATGTTCTCCTCTGTAAAATCCCATCCATTCTTATCCGGGTTATCTGTCTGGCCGTTTCTAAGAATTATGATAGCATCTCCTTGTTCTCCTTCACTTGACCAATTATTTCTACCTGGCGCAGTACCTGATAATCTAAGGCTATTGCCCCATCTTCCTTGGTGTATAATATCACCTTCAAAAGGCTGTAAAGGGAATATTTTAGAACGTTCTTTAAAGTAGTTTCCGAATAAAATAGTTCCGGTAGAGTCTGTGAGTTTATTTGTACTCCCTAAAGAAGTGTCAATGTAATTTTTAGAGTTCGCTGGGGTAGTTGTACCTGCTACGTATGGTATTCCGTTATGGTGTGGATGGTTCCATAAATTAACCACACTAATATAAAAGTTAGAAACTGCTGAGGTTTTCTCTTGTATTTTTTGATTGGGTAGGGAGGTTATAAATACTACCTCATTGATTAACGGGTATACACTATTATTTGCATAGAGAGGGTAAGCTACTCTTAAGATTTGATTTTTAGATGCTGTTGAATAATCTGCTGTTCCTGCTGTAACATCTACTACTTCAACTGCTCCTATTGCCTTGGGTCCGCCTAATTCTTTATAACGTGGGTGTGTGTCATCTAATACTATACTCACAACTCTTCCTGCAGACTTAGAATTAGCCAAATTCATATCATTGGCAGTTCTAGCTGTACCTGTAGTACCTACTTGTGCTCGTGTATTTATTGCTGCAAACCCGGTCTTAGACATTACTCAATTGCTTTTATATTATTTATTTCTTTCATCAACTGCTCTCTTTCCTCTTCTGAAATACCGAAAGAGTCTGTGGCAGACTCCTGGCTTTGCATTATACGTTGAACAATGGTTGCTAATTTAACTAACTGGTCATCATTCCTAACTCCAATCTCTAAGTATTCTTTAATTAAAGGAACAATTAAGGTTGCGTCTCCAGTATCTTGTACCAAAGGTCTCAGTTCAGAAATCAATGCTGAGATCTGCTTTTCCTTCTTTTTTTGATTGTCGTAAATCTCCTCTAAAAGATCTCCGAACTTCTTATTCTTAAAAATTAATTTATCTAAACTCATAAGTAGTCTATTTTTTATAAATAGAAAGCGGTACAGTTTAGAAATTAGCGTATCCGTTCTCTAAGTAATGTATGTAGTGTTTTTTGTAGATTTCCCCTAAGTCATTTGCTACTTTAGTTATTCTAGGGGTCTTAACATCAATCTGCTCCCTAATGTAGATGTATAAGGCTTTCTTATTGAAGATTGAGATTTTTTCTTTCTTTCTAAAT